CAGCATCCTAAGTAATGTATTCAGTAGCAGCATTGCTAAATGATTCTGCTAAAACCATATTTACATACGTAGCACAGATTCCATATCTCAATATAGCTCTTGCAGAGTTAGATGAGATTATGGAAGCTAATAATATTCCCACTAGCAATCAAGTTAGCACAGCATTAACTATTACCACAGCAATGACTAATATTGGTGGTAGTGGTGGTCCTGCTTTGCCTACGGATTTAATCGAAATCCAATCACTTAATGAACGATTGACTGGAACCACGGATGATTATACACAAATGGTTCGAGTTGAATTTCTTCCATTAACAGTAATTAAGACTGAATCATTAATCTATTGGGCATGGATTAATCAGATTATCGAATTCATTGGCGCGACTACATCACGACAGGTTAAGGTTCAATATGTGAAGAAATCGGTGGCTGTTGTGACTACTAGTAGTGATACACTGACGATACTAAATAGCAAAACATTCCTTAGTTATCGAACCGCGGCCTTATGCGCGCGCTACATCGGCGAAAATCCGACCAGAAGCGACGAATTAAATACTTTTGCAGAAGGTGCAATTACTCGATTTGTTTCGATTAGTACAAAAGGTAGACAATCAATATTTACTCGCAGGCGACCTTTCAGAGCCGCGTATAAGTCTACAGGTGGTAGCTGGTGAGAGATCATTCTCCAGTCACAATTGAAAATTTCATGGGATTCTGGCAGAGAGGAGATCCTGAAACTACACCTCTCGATCATTTTAGCGATTGCAATAATGTCGAGTATACTGAATCAGGAGTCCAAACAAGAGATGGATTAAATACTTTTTATGGTCAAGGAAATCTGGTAAGAATCTATACTTATAATATAACTCTTGGTCAAGGATTCCTCGCGCTTGACTCAAATGGTGATTTCTACCATATTCTACCAAATGTTCCATCTTCCACTTTAATACTTCACATAGCAAATTGCACGGATTTCAAATACCAAGCAATAAATAACCGTGCGTTCATAACTCCTATCATAGTCACAGCTGAATTTCTATATGTATACAATGGTGATTTAACTCCCGCACGCAAGGCTGGTGGAGTAGCACCAAAAGATGCTGATGGTGCACTTGCAGCAGCTAATTCTGGTTCTGCTGGTCATGTTGAGGCTGGAATTCATGTATTTGGTGTAGTATATGAAACAGATAGTGGATATTTAACTAAGATTGGACCAGATACTTTACCATTTGTAACTGCTCCAGGCGCGCAATCTGTAAATCTAACGAATATTCCAGTTAGCCCATCAGGATTCGTAATCGCGCGCAGGATAGTAGCCACGCGATTCATTGATCCTGCTGTATGGGCCGCGGCGCCGAACACAAGAGGATATAATTTCTACTTTGTTCCAGGTGGCGAAATCACTAACAATACTGCTACCACATTAACAGTATCATTCTTCGATGGTGAATTGCTAGATGATGCTAGTCATTTACTTGATCTGGTAGCAGAAATTCCAGCCGGAAATGGATTAGAAGTTTATCATAATCGAATGGTTCTGTACGCGCCTAATAGCGATGGCGGATTAATTGGTATTTCGTATCCTGGTGAACCTGAAGCTATTTCTCTGTTAGATGGATTAATTCCTATTCAGGCGCGCGGTATGGCTATCTTAAACGCGCGTGTATACAGAGATGTACTTTATATATTTCAAATCAACAAAACATTCGCAATTCAGGATAATGGTGATGTTCCATCTTCATGGGATGTAACAGTAATTGATGAGGGAATCGGTGCCGGATTACATGGAACTTGCACAGTAAATAATGATGAAGGTGGAACAAACGTAGAAACTCTTGTCACATTCGATTTTAATGGAATATTCTTTTTCAATGGATTATTCCAGCGACCTGAACTTAGCTGGAAGGTTAAGGATTTCTGGTTAGGATTAACGCGATCTGAGCTAGAAACAGAATGTGAAATTTACAATGATGTTTTGCATCAAAGATTATATGTAAACATTCCATCATTATTTATGATTTTCATGGGTGATTACAGTAATGGATTTGATCCAAAGAATATCAAATGGACTAAGTGGACATTTGATATTGAACCAACGACTATCTCATTATTTAGCACAGATGAAAAACTCATTATCGGATCTTTGCAGCTTGCGCCGTGATCAGATACAATACATGATCTTTTGGTCTGTGATATTCATTCTATATTGTATCTTTTGGTCGATTAAAATAAAATGATTTATTCCGCTACTAATGCTGCTTATCTGAAACGGATACCAGCTTATCTTGATCCAAGTAATGATTGGACATATAGATGGAGTTGGCATGTTAATACTCCTACCCAATCAGTTTATCGCGTAGGATTACTTTTAGAAAATGGAGTTATCGGTTCGTATGATGCTCCTTGGATAGAAGTATTTATTGGAGATAACTTAGCTCAAATTATTCTGGCAATAGATGATGGATCAGGAATTGAACTAGATACTGTTCCAGTCAGTATCAGTTATGGAATTGTATTAAATTGTTATCTTCTTTATAATTCTAATTTACAAACTATTCAGCTATTAGTAAATGAAGTTGATTGCGGAACTCTTACTTGTGATCTTTCGGTAGCTTCACCATTTGCGATTGAGTCATTACTAAGCGATGCTCTACCAACTAATACAAGAACCGCGGTATCATTTGCGCGCGTTTGGCAGAATTTATTAACAGCACCCGAGCGCGCGGCAGAAGATGCATCAATTACTTCCGCAGTCAAAACTACGGGATTACTAGCAGATAGTCCATTAATTGTTCGCACAAATTTAGCAGATAATGTAGTAACTAATCCAAATTGGACTGAGATCGGCACATTACAATATCTGCCATTGGCTGCTGATCCTGCATATGCTATTGATATTGGTTCGACTTTACCATATAATTCAACTCAGGAGACTAACTTTTTTCCTCTTTGGTTAAAATATACAGGTCAAGCGGGTGACACGGTTATTGGCGCATGGATATTAGGTAATTTATCTACATTTCAGCCAACAACTATAATTTTTGGTCCTGATAGCACCGTTACATCATTTATTGTAACTGGAGTAGCTAATGTTCCAACTCAATTTCCAGTTAATGGAGGTGAAGTTTGGTACATCAATTTAGTTCCACCATTCTCTGCAAGTACATCAGTAGCAACAATTTCAGTTCTTAGACATACAACTTCAATTATCAGCAGTGAAGTAATATTCGTTCCTGATGATACTGAAGGATTTCCATTAGCATTATTGTCAATTGCTGATGCTACGGCAGCTAAATTTGTTAAAGATTTTCCTGCTGGCGAATCCGCATTTAATCTTGTAGATGGAAATGGTAATATATTAACTGAAGATATTTCAATTAATGGTGTTAAACTTTATTCTGCAAATTTAGAATTAATTCGTAGTATCCCAAGCATTAAAACTACGCCGGGAACAGAATTAAGAATTACAAGTAACAAGGTAGATATATTCTATGTTGGTGATCCTAAAGCTGTAGCATCTCGAATATTGATATACGATGGAAATGGTATACTAACTGATACCCAAACATTACCCGATGCTGGAATTCAAGATATAGCTGTTAATAGCACTGAAACGATACTATATATTATTGGTCAAGGTGGAAGCACAAATACTCCAGTAAAAAGATGGGATTTAGTTAATGAAGTAATGCTAACCGATTTGGTTGCTGGTGTTGGAGCTAACTATGCAGCAACCGCGATGTTATGCTTAGATGATGATACAGTATTAGTTAGTTATCGAAGGAATAGTCCAGAAGATAATATTATTAAACATTATTCTGCTGCTGGCGCGACCTTAAATACCTATACTCTTGCTACGGGGGTCGATTTCCATTTTCCGACGAAACTCGCGCACGCGCTTGATAATCCTACTTCATTTTGGACATGGATTCATCTCACAACTGGATTCTCAAATTTCATTAATATTAAAGTTAGCGATGGCTCAGTTCTCACGACTTTATCAGCAGTTCAATATGAAGCTGGCCAATATAATGGTGTAGCAACATTAACTCCTGCGCGATATGGTCATTCCGCATCTTGTCCATTTTTAATTCTTGAGTTTTCACCTATAGTTGGTGGAATGTATGTAATTGAAGTTGGGTCAAGAAAGACAAATGATACATTATATACTGGTTCAGGAGCAGATACAGAAGATGTGAAGATTCCTGATCCATTTGGTGCTGGCTCTTACATTGGTGATGAATAAATAATGGCTGAGAATATTCTTCACTTTAATGGAATTCGAATTCGTGTGGTTGGTAGTGGTAATTTGTTACTTCGATTTGAGAGTCTCGACAACGTAATAAGTCAAGATCTGGTAGCATTAGCCATGTCGAGCACGACTGACAGACAACCTACGCGATTAGCCAATTTTATTAGTCAAAGAGGAAGATATATCTTTAAGACTACGGCAATAGATGAGCAATTCAAAATAAATCGAATTATCATATTCACTACTGAACTTTGGACTCAGTTTCCAGGCTGATGGCTGATAGAGGAAGAAATTTAAATCTGCTAAACCAGACTAAACTGGCAACGCAGAATAATGCTCTTTATCAGCTTCTTAAGAATCTATTAACTGGTGGCACAGGTGCGACGGGCGTTACAGGTAGCACAGGTTTTACTGGAAGTACGGGATTTACTGGTGCGACTGGTCCTACTGGTAGTACTGGTAGAACTGGATCTACTGGGCCTACGGGATCTACAGGGAGTACAGGCTCAACGGGTAGCACGGGAAGTACAGGAATAACAGGTGCAATAGGCGCTACTGGTCCTACAGGTTCTACAGGAGCTACTGGATCTACTGGTAGTACTGGCGCAACTGGTGCTGATGGTGGTGGTAGTGGTTCCACTGGACCTACGGGTTCCACCGGATTAACTGGCAGTACTGGTCCAACTGGATCTACTGGACCTACCGGAAGCACTGGTCCAACAGGTGCTACAGGAACTACTGGCACGACTGGAACGGCTAATATTAGTTCGACGGCTGTGGGTAGTGAACCAGGATCTCCTGGCACTGGTGATCTAGATCTCTATTCCAATGGTTTTGCGATAGCCCGTTATGATGGTGCCGCATGGCAACCTTGGGGACCACTCTATAAATTCACAAAGCCTGTAGACGGCGATTTCAGTTGGACGAATCAAGGTGGTGCTAGCGTTGATACGACGAATGGTGGAATTTATCTATTAGTTCCGGCTGCCGCTGGTCAAAATCTTCGAATTCGCAAAAAATCGATTAGTGCGAATACTCGCGTGGAACTAGGTTTCAGCCCAAATATCATGGGAACGACACCACAAGCTGGATTATTACTCCGTGAAAGTGGAACTGGTAAACTTTCTACGCTGGCTGTAGCAGCAGGATTAGGACAATTCGCTATTCAACATTGGGCTTCTCCAACGAGCGCTCCGACTAATGATCTTGTCTCAATAAATTGGACACCTAACTTCGCAATGCTTTGGTTTGCAGCGGCACTCTCAGGTTCCAACATTCTTTATTACACATCCACAGACGGGCAACATTGGATTTTGGTTTTGACGATTGCTAAAACCACCCAATTTACGACTGCTCCAGATGAATGGGGATTTTTTATCAACGCAGGCCAAGTAACATTTGGTCCTGCTCTGACAGTAGCCTCGTTTAAGGAATCATAATGACCTATACAGCGCCAACCTTGGAAGAAAGTGGCTCCGTGTCTATTGCATTGCTGAAGGATAGACATAAAGATCAGATAGCATATATTGTAGGTAAAGGTCCGAGTATTCAATATTTGCGCGCTTCGGATTTCGGTCCCGGTCCTGTTATTACTTTAAATGAAGCAATCGCGCAAGTGCAAATACTTGGATTACCTAATCATATATACAGTATGCAAAAGGATGGATGTGTTACAGCAGATCAAAATACTATTCCTCGACCTTGCGGATCATGCGCGCAATTCGGATGGAAAAGAGATCCAGTAATAGATCCATTTCCGGGTATTGCTACGATATTCAGTCAACACTTATCATCCTGGTGCTTACATGGTCGCAGAAATAGATATGTATTCACTGATGAAGAATTAGGATATGCTGGTTATCCCTTTACTATGTCAGTGCTAGAAGCAATTCCTTTTGCAAAGCATATGGGCGCGGTTGCGATTACTATGGTTTGCTGTGATTATCTTGTAACTGGTGATGATAGTTATAACATGAATTATACGGATGAGGCATTGAAACTCGCGCAATCGAATCTAGCATGGGTCAAACCGCGCGTGATTGAATCATTAAAGAATTTTGGACCACATGCATTCTATGTGCCTACACCATGATGATTCGTAATCTGCAAGAATCAGATATTAGTCAGTTACGCGAGATTCATTCATGTCATTTCGCTGATGAATTTCCGTTTGAAGATTTCTTACAGAATATTATAGCATCATTTGTAGTAGTAGATAATGATCAGATAATTGCTGCATCTTCGGTGCGAAAGATCGCTGAATCAATAGTTATCACAAATAAAGATGCTAGCCCGCGCAAAAGAGTTCACGCGCTTAGTCAGATTTTACAGGCAGATATGTTCGCGTGCGCGCGTAATGATTATTCTCAGCTTCATGCATTTGTGCAGGATAATATCTGGCTTAGGCACTTGCTTAAAATTGGATTTCGACCTACTAAGGGTTCGGCTTTAGTTCTTAATTTGTAATGTTAGCTTATAGAAATAGAGGGTAGCCATATCGGTAAGGGAGACAGCCAGGACTATCAGCAGTCGATAGTAAATTATGGTAATCCTGCTATGCAAGGAACCCAAAATTTACAGAATCAGACCAATCAGAGAAGCAATCAACTCTGGGGAAATTATGATGCATCCTATAATCGTTCATTAAACTCATATGATGAGATAATGAATAATTATCGTAATTTCCTTGGTGGTGGTTATCAGTATGGTATGCCGAATAATAACCAGCCAGGACATGATATAAATATTAGTAATCCTGGTGGTGGTAGTACTGGTAGGATTCCTATTCCTGGGCAACCTGGCGCGCCTACTCAGAATACTCCGCAAACACAAGCAGGGCAACCACAGCAAGATTTTGGTAATCTTAGCGATCCTGCTACATGGATGTCATTAGTAGGAGATGATGCTAAATTAGATGCATTTGTTAGGCAAGGATTAGGACCAAAAGCTGACGAAGGATTAGTTAATTATTACAAAGAAAAAGTGCGCGGTCAGCCTGGCGCAAATGCTAATGAACAAGCAGGATCAGCTAATTACTGGCGCGAGAAATTCGCTGCTGATCCTATTAATGGTGGTTCATCTGGTGGTCAGGGTGGTCAATATCCTGGTAGCTATCCGGGTGCAATAAATAACGCATTATCTGGCTATCAGAACTTCGCAAATACTGGTGGGTTTAGTCCTGAAGATATTCAAAATCTCCGCGAGCGCGCGATTGCACCAACACGATCAATTTATGCATCTGCCCAAAGTAATATTGATCGGCAAAGAGCATTAAACAATGGTTATTCACCGAATTATACAGCCGCGCAAGCAAAACTCGCGCGTGACCTAAGCCAATCAATTGCGGATTCCCAGACAAATGCTAATGCCGGAATCGCGCAAATGGTTCAGCAAGGTAAATTGTATGGATTAGCTGGACTTAGTGGAACAGGATTAGCAGGACAGGGTCAGAATCTATCAGCTATGCAAGGACAAAGTAATTTGTATGGTGCTACTCCTGGCATGGCTAATATGACTGGTAATCAGGCATTAGGTGGACAGGGGCAGAATATTCAGACTCAGCAGGATTTGAATAATTTGGCTTTAGGAATGATAAACGCGCAATACAATGGAACGCGCATTCCCAGCAATTTTAGTCAGGGATTAGGTAATGCTGGCTCCATTATGAGTCTGTTTGGTGCGGGTGCTAATATGTTTGGTGGTCTTGGTGGTGGCAGCGGATTGCTATCATCTAATCCTTGGAATAGTATTGGATTCCTTCCTGGTGGTGGTAACGGTAATAGTACAGGTGCTGATCCATATAGAGATCCATATGGAACTGGTTATACTGATCCATCTGTTCCTATTCCTGGTAGTAATGGTAGTCCACCAGGCCCCAGAGTTAATCAGAATGTCTATGGTAATCTTAACACGGGATATGATCCTTACTCGTTCTGAGAAATAACATGAATCCATACGATTACACCAATATTAATGATCTCCAAGAATACATGCGACTAATGAATCTTGGAGGTCAAATGCAGCAATCAGGTAGTGATCCGTCATCCGTGCAACCGTATGATGTAAATCAAAGATTACAGCAATTATATCATCCTGAGTCAAGCGCGCAGGATAGGTATAATCAATTACTTAATCAATTTCCTCAACGCGAGCATCCATCAAGATTACGTCAAATAGGATCAGCATTAGCAGGATTATCTGCTGTTAGTCCTGGCGCATACACCGATAGTGGTCAAGCTATAGGAATCAAAGTTGATCCCGCTAAACAGTTACAGATTCAAGATCAATTCCTAAATAGACCTTATTATCAGCGAATGGATGATTTCCAGGCAAGGCTAAAGCCAACACAAGAATCTGCCGAATTAGAACGCGGAAGTAATACTAACAAGCGAATAATGGCAGAGCAGACTATTGGTAGAGAGATTCAAGATAGACGTGCTGATATTGCTGATCGTGTTGCTTCTGATCGTGCTCATGCTGCAACGATAGAAGCTGCTAGGAAACAAAAGAAAGACGAAGCAGACGTATACAAGTCAAATGAAGATAGAAAGATAAGAGAAGCGCGCGCCAAAGCATATATCTTTAAACAGACACATCCAAATCATATCATAAAAGAAACTGATAAAGGTGAATTGCTAGCTATTAATCCTGGTGATGGTAGCACTTTCATTCTTGCGGATGATGATGGTAATCCAATTAAATCATCTAAGATGACGGATAGCGATAGAATTAATCTTCAGATTCAGGGTAGAATGAATGCTATAGCTGCTAGTGGCGCAGAAAGTCGAAAAACCGAAGAAGTTAAAGCCGGTAATCGACAAGAAGATATTGCTGCTCGTGGTAATCAAGCGCGCACTACTAAAACTACGCCAGCACCCGCTAGAGCACCAACACAAACGGATGTTACAATTCGTGATGCTAAAGGAAATGTGCAAGGAAGCAAAACTACTACTAGTGGTCCTAAGCAAGCGCGCGTTCGAGTTAAAGGTCCAAATGGTGAAATAGGTACAGTTAGTATGGAAGATGCTCAGAAATTACCAAAGGGATGGGAAGTGGTGAAGTAATGCCTGACCCACAGATTCCTTCATCATTTATTCCTGATAGTGAAATTCCATCTTCATTTATTCCTGATCAACAGCAGGAAGAAAAACTATCAGCTAATATACTAACAGATTATTTGAAGCGGACAGTAACCATTCCACGGATAACTAATTGGTTAGCTACTGGTTCACCTATAGGTGAGAAATTCGCTGGCGCTCCATCTGAAACTAGTGTGTTACCAGAAATTAGACAACCTGAAACTTGGATGGGTGGATTTGGTAAGGGATTATATGATGAATTTGTTAGGCCATTAGCTTCTCCTGCTGGATTTATTGGGAGTGCTATGCCTGCTGGTGGTGCTAAGATTCCAAAACTATTAAGTGCTGCTGAAGAATTACCAGTTCGTGTACCACTTCAATTAGGACCAGCACCACGATTTATTGCTGGTGAAGCTGGGATAGCAGAGAATAGACCCTATATTATTGATATTGGTCCTATTAATCCCAGAATTGGTCAAAAAGAAGCTGGAACCATTCTACCACGTGAAACAGAAGGATTAACTGAAATTCCACCTGAATTAGCTGCTCAACGTGGAATTAGCTTCGGTAAGCCTAAAGTAGTTGGTGGTAGGTATCAGGGAGTTGATTATCCTATTGGTAAGGCTACTAGATTTGGTGCGCGTCCTAGACCAACTGAAATTACTTCAGAAGAATTAACTGTTAATCCGAAACCTACTATAGATGAAGCCCTGCAACAGATGAAGCAGGATACTGATAAAGTAGTAGGTAAAACAGCACAAGGTAGACCACTTGCTCAGGGAGATGAAAAAACTGTAGGTGGATATATTCTTAAGCCAGATGAAGTTAATGAATTGAAATCATCGTTACCAGAAAATGATCAATCACTGCTTAAAAAGTTCATAGGTGAAGAAGAAGGATCATTAAAAGGATTAAGTAAAGCCGAACGCGCGGCTATAGATAAAGAGAAAGTAGATACTGTTAAGAATATAGTATTCCGATCATTAGAAGGTAGCGAACGAATATCGATGAATGAGATGCATAGCAAAGTATCATCTATCATGGGGAGAAAGGAATTTGATAAATTAGTAGATGATATGTTGACTAATAATGAGGTTGGTCAGCGATTTGCTAAAATGGCTGATAGGAAGTTGCAGGTTCCTATTTCGCCAGTTACTGAACCTATAAGAGCGCCTCAAGCAGCAATTAGTAAACTTACAGAAGCTATTCGAACCGCGCGCCCAATAAGAGAATTACAAGAAGAATTATATTCGCGCGAACGTGGTCAGCGGATAGCAGCATTTGAATCTGTTAAAGATACGGGTATGAAAGGTGCTTACTCACGGATGGGTAAGTTAGCAGGTGAATTACCTAAAGTTGATTATGAAGGATTAAAACTAGATAATAGCGATGTGGATAAACTGTTTGATGCGATAGTTAATAATCAAAAGATTACATCTTGGGAAAAACCCACAGCTATTAAAGGACTTAGTAAAATTCTATCTGGTTCAGGAGTCCCACAAAGAAGTGAATTAGCTGTATTATCACGAGTATATGGTCCGGAATTTGGTCAAACCGTAATGATGCATGGTGGACTACTCGGACCATTACCTGCGCGTGCTTTTGTCGATACCGCGCACTTGATGAAGGCTATGCAGGCATCAGTAGATTTATCTGCGCCATTGAGACAGGGATTACCATTAATTCACAAGAAGGAATATTGGCGCGCGTTCGTTGAAATGTTTAAATATGCTGGCTCTGAGGAAACATTCCAGATTGCAATGAAAGCTATAGAAGAACGACCTAATTATATGCTAGGTAGAGAATCTGGATTAGCCTTAACTGATTTGACAGATTTGACTACTCGTGAGGAGGCATTCCTATCTAGACATATTAGTAAGGTACCGGTATTTGCTGGTAGTGAGCGCGCTTATACGGGATTCCTTAACAAGTTGCGCGCGGATACTTTCGATTCTCTAATAGCAAATGCACAGAAAGCTAATCTTGATGTGCAAAAATTAGCACCTGAAATCGCGCGCTTCGTTAATACTGCTACTGGTCGTGGCTCATTAGGTCGATTCGATAAGATTGCACCAGAATTGAATACTCTTCTATTCAGTCCACGTCTAATAGCATCTCGTCTAACAATACTTAATCCAGCATACTATGTAAAAGCATCACCATTTGTTAGAAAAGAAGCTATCAAATCATTATTTGCTATTGCTGGTGCAGGTGCTACTATTACCGGATTATCTGAATTAGCTGGTGGCTCTATTGGTCTGAATCCATTATCAGCTGATTTTGGTAAATCTAAATTTGGCAATACGCGTGTCGATCCTTATGGTGGATTTCAACAGTATATTGTAGCAGCTAACAGATTCGTGCAGGGTAAAACTGATTCAGGCGCGCAGGGAATCATGGCTCCTACTAGATGGAGCATTGCTGAGAATTTTGGTACTAATAAGTTATCTCCTGCTGCTTCATTAGTTTATGATATACTTACCTCTAAACCTAAAAAACCCGGAGGCGAAAAGTATACCAGATATGGTCAACCATTAAACGTGCCAATCGAAATTGGTAAACGATTCACTCCTATGTTCATGCAAGACCTATATGATCTATACAAAGATGATCCTAATATCTTTTCTGCTCCACCTGAAGTAATATTCGGTAAAGGTGCTATGGCTGCTGGTGCTGGTCTTGGTCTTGGACTACAGACATATCCTGAGAAGCAACAGAATCAATCATCTGGATTTAGATTGAGGCTTCAGTAATCTAGGATTAGAAATCTTTTCTTGCCCATTAGAACTTGATCTGGAAGGTTCAAATAATGAATCTTCATATATCAAAGTTCTATTACCCGACGTACGAATAATTTCCACTTTCTTTTCTCTGATCCATCTATGCATGGTAGTTCGATTTACTCTTACTCTTTCACTAGCTTGAACAATATTAATTAGTTTACGTTTTTCAGTCATTTAGATAACCTGTTCTTATAACTCATGTATTGGCCATACCATAAAATACAGTATACGCATAAATCTAAATAACTATCTTCAATTGATTCATTTTGTGGTGTTTGCATATTGTTTAGTAAAGTTGCTAATCGCGCTAATTTGGTTGCAATATGATTAACAAATGTTTTATCAATATCATTATTGAACCATGAAATTAATCTGGATGCGCGCTCAAAATTCTCATATGCATTATCTTTTGCAGAATAATCTTGATTTTTCTTCTCATGAATTACTTTAATCTGATTTAGAATTACTTCAACTTCGGGTATCATTTATTATCTCCTTGATATACATAAGATTCTTTATTCTTGACTTTCATTTCTACTATAGCTTCATCATCTTCTATGTAATCCACGAAATCATCTAAAATGATTTGATTCAATTCGCGCGGATCACCCTGATAAAGCGCGCGCAATTTGTAAGCATCGAATTCTACTGAAAGATTAATCACGACTATCATTTGTTTTCTCCCTTATTATATTGAATTTCATACCACGAATCAGTATGCAAAACTAATAAAATTGGATTAAAAATATATCTTTGTATTTTATTATTTTTGCTCATCCAAATACATAATACAACTCCTATTATAGCATCTATTTTCTCAACAATCATAATAGGGCTACCACTTTTTAATCTAACACAATCACCAACTTTAAGTACATGTTTTTCAGGCATCATTTATTACGACCCTCCATATAACTCTTAATTTCGTTAAAATAAGCATCAGTCATCACATACATAATAGCATTACCATGCCTCTCCGTTTTGATCATATTCCCTTCATCATAACCCCTCATAATCTCATCTAATTCATTTGCATTTAGATGGTAGCTGAGATTCTTTAATAACATTGATCTAGAAATGATACGCGGTTCGCGCTTCATAAACATATTAATTATCAATATTTTCTGATTCACGTAGGTACTTTGTCCTTTCTTACCCATTGTTACTTTACGCATATTCCCGATTAATTTCGTACAATGCGTAATTGCCTCTTTCATCGAATCTAAATCTATCTCTAATTTTGGCTCCTTTGCTAGTGCTAATAGCATAGCTACTTTTAGCACTGAATCACCAAATCGATTCAGAGTTCCTGTCTCATCTTCAGTATCTTCTGTTTCGTTACTGAAATTTATATACCATTCATTATAATATTCTCCTGCTTCGCATTTATGTAGTGGTGTGAATTCTCCTCTCAGGGCTGCTAATTCTTTTAGATATGCTATGCTACTCGTATCATCAATTGGATTCTTTAATGGATAAACAAGAGAATTAATTGCATTCCGCTTATCGCCATAAATGATAAAAGTGCGCGCGAAATAACCGCCTTGCACATCTTTCTTCGCAAAGAAATCATCACTATGAACCTGATTCGTAGCTGTTAGCATTGTTATGGTAGGATCTTTAAGAGTGAATGTCTCCATTTTTAGTAGAGATTTCCATTCACCTTCATTATAGATTCTATCATATAAGTCAGTCAGGATATCTGCCGCTACCTTATCTTCTACAATTGATGATGATAACTCAGATGAGCATATGAATGCTTTCGCGCGGTTGACTATTTTCCCACCTGGTTCAGTATGAGATTGCCCCATCTCTTTTAGTATGCCCTGAATTGATGATCGACCCGTTATGATATGTGTATTATTAATTGCTTTCACAAATCTCTTTGCCATGTTCACGGGTGGACCTTTTCTTAGCCCCGAGCGCGCGTGTAACATGACGTAGATATTAGGATATAATTTATACAGATCAATCATGTTAAGCCATACGGAATCCTTTACTACAGCTGAGATTGCTGTTATTGACGACCAAAACCAAAACTGAATCGGAGCTTCGAGCTCTGATCTTTGCAAAAGAATATCATCTATCCAACTCATTATTCATCCACGAACTTCATCATACGAGAAATTAACGAGCGCGCGACCGGATTCTCATAACTAATCCATGAATACTTACATTCTCTTAATAGTGCTTCGCATTCTTCTTTTGTCACAGCAATGAATTCAGCTTCTTCTCCGTAGATTATTTCTTCTTCGATTTCACTCATTTGATTTTCCACCAATTTTTACAATTCTTAATATTCCATGTTTTCTTGGATTAGAACTTAATTTCATTCCATTAATTTCCAAATATTCTCCATTTTCAATTTCCTCTTTTGATGCTGGAGTTATGATATATAAATCAGTTGGAACTACCTCAGAATCAATTATTATTTCCATATCGCTTAGTTTGATTGTCATTCCGTTACTTCCATTTTGAACTTAGTTAATTCGTAGTAATTACTTCCTTCTTCTATCTCACACGGAATTATCAAATCTCTACGTGGTAATGAACAAGTATCAAATCTAATAGGTCTTTCCATTTCTTCTTTTAGAATCAGTGCTGCTTCTTCTTTCCTTTCTATTGGCACGCTAACTAACAATGCATCATGTGCCTCCACAATAATCTTAATCCAATTAGCGCGCGCTCGAATTCGTAATGCCGCGGCTTTAGTATTATCACTAACCGCGCGCTGCGGAATATAACTGTATGCTTGTCTGAAAAGCTCTTCTGAATACCTCTCAAAAAATGTGCGCTTACCCCCGATGCGCGATTGAATGCCAAATGGAACGGGCGCAATTAATGTTCGATTCTTGTCAATACATGCGCGAATGCCATTTTGAAATACTTCCTTTATTCGTGGCTGTTTTTTATGAAATACTTTCAATGCTCTATCTGCTTCTGCCTCTGAGACTCGAATGTCAATCTTATACTTTCTTGCCTGAGTATTAAGCTCAATAGCTGCTCGTCGTTTTCCTGCTCCAAGATGCCCTGCGTGTCTGAGCGTTTTGCCAGCGAATCTAATAGGTGACTCATATCCCAACACCTTTTTAGAATAATCAGATTCAGTACCGCCAAAAAACCAGCTAGCAGTGAGAGCGTGATAATCATGTTCGTCAATATCCTTTAATGCTTGCTCATCTTCTGCTAAAAGAAATACGACGCGCGCCTCTGCTTGCGCACTATCAGCTTGCAAGAATATATAGCCGTCATCAGCTATATATTGACTTCTAACATCTGGACCAATAGTTCCATGTTTAGTTATTGTTTGAAATGCTATTCCTAATGGCTTCTTCTTTTTCTGCTTCTTTTCATCTCGATATTCTAATATTGGCCGAATTGGTGGTTCCTGCTGTCCCGTACTTGTTCTGCCCGTTTCCAAACAAATAAAGTATGTAGTCTTCATTCGATTATCGAAATCAGGCATTGCCATTAGATATGTGCTAATGGTTTTCTTAACTTGTCTATCTTCAAGAATTAGTTCGATTATCCGACGGCGCATCGGATCTTTGACTACATTATTTAGTAATTGCGTGAGAACTTCTTCTCCTGTTCCGACGCGCGTAGGAATTTTCAGATTATCGTATAATAGCGACGCTACTTGCTTAGGCGAAGCTGTATTAAGTGGAGTTTTTATGTAACTGAACAACTCATAATTAATCTTCTCATCCCATACTATATACTTACGTAGTAATTCATCGCGCTTCGCGTAATCAACACAGAATCCATTATTCTCTATGTGTAAATAGAGTTCATGCAGCTTCATTACGAAGTTATAATAGAAATCACTTAACTCTAGTTCAACTATATCCTTTTCCATTTCTTCATCGATTTCTTTAGTGACACATGCATCGCGCGCGCATCCAATCAGCAAATCATTTATAGTTCCTTCATACATTCCTTCATTCTTATAGAAAGGTTCTTCTGTGTAGATGCTTGTATTAAATGCCAGATTCTTTGGTAATTCAGGATTAATTACGAATGCTTTTAGCATCGTGTCTGAATAGAGTTGATCAATGGGTAATCCAAGGCGAGTTATTTTATCCTGGTCATATTTGAAGTTTTGTCCAACTTTCCTATCTGGCCCAACCAGTGCGCGAGCAAGCAATCTCCAACAGCTAGACAGATCAGAATCAGGAATATCACTAATTCCTTCGGTATTCCATAGTGGAAGGGTGATACCTTCGTGTCTGGTATAAGCAAGCCCAATACAAATAGGGATACAGTTATGAGCCTCAATATCAATAGATAAACTATTTTGATCTTTATTTCGATGAAAGAAGTCATATAACTCCGCAGAATTATGACAAACATGTAAATTACGAGATGGTCTATTAATTTCTGGAAATACGCTTTGCTTAAGCGCGCGCTTAAAATCGAATATCATTATCTGTCTTTGGTAGTACCCACTAATTTCTCCTTTCTGATGTAGTAAGTGCGCCGGATGATACGTAGCAATTACTTTCTTGCCCATTCCATGTAATATGCTGCCACGATAATCTGTTATCTTTTTCTGCCCTGTAGTCGCCCATAAAGCTGTACCACCAAGAGCAAGAATACAATTCGGATTAATTGAATGTATCTCATTTTGTAGGTCTGATATTTGTTTGTCTAAATCTATGCCTACTTGCTGGCAGCGAATATGGAATGGAATCTTCTTATCTGATAGGGGAATAGCGAACTTACTGACGTTACTTATCCAACAATCACCACGATTAATTCCGGCATCTTTTAGAATTTTATCCAGCTCGCGCCCTGATGGTCCTACGAAGGGTTTTAATGCTGCTTCTTCTTCGTGGCTAGGACTTTCGCCTAATATAAATAGTTTGGCATTTGGGTTGCCTAGCCCCGGAACATAAATATCCAACTTAGTGTGAACCTCGCATAACTATTAGTGCCTCTTTACGAGTCTTACATTTATCTATTCCTGAATCTTCTTTAACTAATCGCGCGAGTAGCAAATCTTCATTTACTAATCCGAGTGAAACCCCGAATGCCGAAGCAGTATCACGCTGACTCCATCTAACATTTCTTAGTCGCATCGAATTATGAAACAATTCGAGTATCAGAACTTTGCGGTGCCATATATGTTCTGAATCGAATTTCTCTTTGAATGTCATGCGGCTAGAAAGAAACAGAACCGCGCACCATAGATGATATAATATTCTTTTTGAAAGAATTAATCATTATGATGCGCGGCTCCTATTCACCATTGTGATTCTTGTGGCTGTTTCTTTTATCTAGCTCATGACTAGATATTCAGCAAAAGAACTATTCGGCTTTCGCCTATTTTATCTGCCTTCCCCAGCAAATAAAACTAGAGAAAACATTTATCCGAATCACGCCGATGAATCTCTATTTATCATCCTTCTCATCTGATTCATCTTCGTCAACATCTACATCTTCATTTTCATCTTCATCATCTTCTGCTTCTACTTCTTCATCAGGATCGACTTCTGGTGTTGACATTACATTAACTCCTATTCGGTCGATATTTGTGATTAATCCGATTCACAATACGACCCTCATAAGTATCATTCTCAATGAATACTTCTAGCTCTTTGCCTTCTGCTGCTTTCAATTCAAGCTGAGATGTCGGAGTAACTTTCTGACCGAGTGATTCAAAGAATCCAATCATAAATCCACGGGCGCGCGGATTATCATTGAAATTCCAACCAGCCGGAGTAGGAACACCAGCAAATTCGACACTATCATTATCTGCATTCTTAATGATAGTTCCTTCAATCGGCCAAACTGTAGTCGTCTCAGGATTGCTACCGCTAGATGGTTTGGTACCGACATTATCGACGCGCACGCGATACCATCCTGGCGTTACAATCTTGTTACGAAGAATATCTGCTTCATTGAAAGTGATTATGGGCATTGTGTGTTATTCCTTTTGTGTGTTTTGTGTGTTTGTGATTTGTGTGTTGAGTTTTTCGATGGCAGGCTGCACATATTTGCTGTACAGAGGGTCATCACCAAGAACTATTTCTCTAGGTAATGGGAGTGTAGAGCGCGCGAAATCTTCATTCGTGCTACTAGTTAATACTGCATATTCACCTCCTACTGAAACGTCAAACGAAGTCTTAAGAAAGAAATGATAGCTTTCTTCACAATATGCTGGAATTTTGGGCGCGATTCGCTTACCGGCGGTTACTATAGTGCGCACCATATTTGCTTGGCTATTAGCTGATTTGTATTCTGCTTGAATTAGATGCGCTATGAGTATTATGTTGACTTTGTGCATTTTATGCACTTGTTTTGTCAGGCTAATCAATTCTTGCAATGCCGCGGCTTCAGCATTATAATCTTCTAATTCATTAACTATAATTCCGCCCACACTTTTACCTGCATCTCTGCCTGATGATCTAGTCGTGCCACGTTTTAAATCTTTAGTCTGTTGCAACGCACCGTCAGCCATTGAAGTTATACTATCTACTATAATTGTCTTATATGGTATTGGTTGTGGTGAAAAAGACGTTGATTGAGTAATAAATGATTCGAGCTTAGCGCGCGCAGTATTCCAATCTCTATAATCTTCGTAATGAATTTCTTTTGGATCTATTCCCCAATGCATCATCGGTAATCGTAATGCATTCATTTTCTGGTCCCATGATAGCCAAAACTGGGGACGCGGATATGATAATGCCTGAGTAGATTTGCGAGTGCCGGGTGTTCCGGTGAACATTATATATTGTGCTTCTATCTTACCTTGGCTCATGTCGGGCATTTGTTTCTCCCTGATAAACTTTTTCTCTTTCGAGTGCCTCTCTCAGTAATTCTTCTTCCTTACTTGTATATTCGCCACGTGTGTATCTATTATTTAAATCAAGAACTATGCGAATCAATGCTAAAATAACTTGCCATTGCCACTCAGTCATAAATTACCACCACAAAAAGATAGCATAAACTTCAGCTAGCAATACGCCTAGAATGAATATTCGACCTATCGTTTTGACCACTGCTACCATAAATCCACCCCTCAGTCTCATATCCGCATTTACTACATTCTAACCATAACCAACCATTATTATATCTGTATAGCCAGCTTGAACGATGTAACGAGTGATGCGCGCGTCTAACTAGCCTTGCCAGATTCGCTAGCGATAAGGAAATCTTTAATCGCATCATATTCCTCCTTCTTACGCGGTTGAATACAATCTGTGCAATGAGGTAGCTTTAGCTTCATTGCGCGCTTATCTAATAGCATAGCATTTCCGCATCTATTACAGAGTGATAGCTTACCTTCAGCAAGGCGCGCAGGGACGTAATGGCTGCATTCTGGTAATTGACATTTGAATACGAGATAGTCTTTACCAAGAATTACTTTCTTGTATTTATGAATGTGCTTCTGTTTTGGCATGATTATTTGTCCTAACTCAGAATTTTTAATTCCTCTTCAGTTAAATTACGATTTTTTAATTTTTCTATTACAGAACGTAAAGGAAACAAACTTACGCTACACTGTCCATTACAATTTTTCTTATGTTCTGTTGCAAGAATTAATATTGAATCAGCTGCCATTTCATTAAGAGTGGAATTAAAATTAATCGTCATTTGATATATCCCATTTTGGTACGATTTCAAAATTAATTCTTAATTCTTCTTCTCTCATAGACATATCAGCTTCACATACAGACTTAAACGAACAGAATCCATACTTATTCTCACAATGAGTGAAATTCGGAGGCCAATATCCTGTTTCATCATAAACTGCCATTAACTTGGCATAATATGGAACAATAATTTGACTCCATTCTGTTAATCTGTCTAATGAATAGGATATGAGCGGACGAGTGAATTTTTCAGATGGCTTAAGTGAAGATTGGAATCCTATCTTATTAATAATTACACCGCGCGTCTTAGTTACTATGCATTGACCTATGAATTGATTGTTCAAACTCATAGTATCTCTACGTTGCTTCATCGTCTTATGATCTACAGGATATATTCCGTTATTCGTATCTACTGTCAGGTCAAGTTTAGCTTTCCATAGAATACGAATTTCTTCATCTTCGTATAGCAATGCTGATTGAGTATTCTCGACTAGAATTGGAATCCATGAATCGTTCTTATAATGGTCGAAATATTGCTGGCATGTGTCTAATGCGTAATTATATCCTATTTGTTCCCTGCCATCTACTTTGCCACTATCTGCTGGCGTATTCTGCATACCAGGATATTCATTAACTTTATGACCACATGGAGGCTTACCGGGTTCATTGAATCCCGTGCAAAATGGGCATGACTTTATGTATAGCTGTCCTAATTCCATTCCTTTTGCGATAGCAACCGCGCGCTCTTTACCTGATGCTAACGATAAATAGAAGCCTTCTAATACTTTGTGTACGAGGCTACCTACTTCTAAAGAATTTGACTTCCCGCCTATTGGTGCGAGGGAACGATTATATCTTAGGTCTGTGAGGCGCGCACAGGACATTAAACTTGACAAAGTAGTCGCATCTAAAATAACAGATTTCTGATTCATTTTTTCCAATCATCTTCATGAATCGTTTCGGTCATTATATCCCATCTATTTTTGTATTTCTTAGGCCATCCAAAAATGCAATAATACATCATTTGGCAATAAAGGAAAATAACATACACACAGATAATTTGAAGTATTAAAAGAGTCATTTGATTTTAACCGATTTAATATTAACAGTCATAGCATCAGGATCATCATAATTACCAAATGATAGAATTTCATTCTTTAGATGTTCTACTATTTGGTTAGTAGTATAGTTATTTGTGCTTAGCTTTGTTTCATCGATTCTGATTGTCAAATCAATAGTTATCATTTCTTTATTCCTTTGATAGCTTTTCTTTCTTCCCAAGCCTCATCATCTACCATTCCTGCTATACAAAATGCTCCAAGTATATCAAATTCGCTAAATGGTCCCATTTCTGTCTCAGCATCGAATAAGCGCGCGAGGTATTTATCTCTACTTAAATCACATCGCGTACAAACTTTCATTTCTTTGCCATCACGTTCAATAAGGAATGCCGCAGGAACTTTGTCATAACCAATGTGATTACTACACTGACAATCGCAGCCATAAGTAATAATCATGATTTAACACTCCATTCCTTAGAACAAACATCACATCTATAAGTTATCAAATTATCCTTAATTCGTATAACTTCTATTAATGATGGGTCACTATTTGTACAATGTTTACATTTTATCTTTTCTTCTTTTTCTGGTGTCATACTCACACCTACTTATTTGTTAACTCCAACTTAGCCAGAAATTCTCGATGCGCGCTACATGTCATAGCTTTGCATGTTATCCATGCACCATCATGCCTAGAATTATCAATTACTTGACCTAGAAAATGATATGCAGATGCTAACTCAATGAATCCTATACGAAGCTGATTTAACTTAATTCGAGATGAATTAGCATCTTGATTTGCTCTGTCTAATTCGCGCGCTATGTTGGTGTTAAGGACTTCGTCGAATGTCATTTTTTGCCTTTCACTGAATTAACAATTCCTTCTGCTAATTCTTTAATCAGTCCGCCATCATTCCACGTTTCAACTGTTGTTCCCTTATTCATAGCCGCGTTAAATTGCGCGCGCTTTCTCTCGACTATTGTGTGAAATATATCATCTACTGAACCGTCAGCTAGCATATAATTAGCTGTAACTGCTGATGCGGTTTGACCGATTCTAATAAATCTACCTTCTGCTTGACTTTCATTAGCAGGATTCCATTGCCGTTCATGCATAATGCAATCAGAGCATGATTGAAGATTTAATCCTTCTCCAGATGCTAGTGTTGAGGCCACAAGGATTCGATAATCGGGCGAGTTAAACTTCGTCTGACAATCGAAACGAGCCTCACCATCCATATCTGCTGTTAATTTGAGTGGTTGCGGCTGATTATTTTCCGCGCATATTTGCTGTAAGCCATCAAATATGAGTTGACCTACATCTTTGTGATGAACGAATATAGTTAGCTTTCGTTCGGTTTCTTCTAGAAAGTCGCGCACGAATTCAAGTGTATTAGGGATTTTGGCGAGACCAGTAATATGTCGCATTTTCGCGAGGCGCGCGAGAATATTCTGCTGTGCGGCAAAAGTATCTTCATCTCCACCAATTACTAGCTGATTCCAATATGCCACGAAATCATTTACTTCGTTACTGTATGCTTTATTAGCTGCTTCATCCATTTCGCAATAATTAGCATTGCGTTGAATAAGTGGCAATTCTGGCATTACTTCTGTTCTCTCACGTCGAATTAGTAAATCTTTCGTATATTCTCTAAATTGTTTAATATTGCGTATTCCGCCCATTCTCTGCTTCGCGCCATCCCAATAATAATCTACCCATCTATTTAGGAATCCTTGATTACTATTAAATCTTATTGGGTCGAGGATATTCAGGACAGGGAATAGTTCACTACCTCGATTTTTCCACGGCGTGCCGCTTAAAGGCAATATGTGAGAAATATCTGCTACTAGCTTTCTAACTTGCTGTGTTCGAGAACTATCAACATTTTTAATCTGCTGACATTCATCAAGAATTACAGTCTTTATTCCTAATTTCTTTAATCGGTCAATATCGAATCCTGATGTGCTACTTTTACTAACTCCGTTTGCTTGCTTGTAAGTACGAACCTTAGGGACTAACATATCATAGCTGATAATATAGCATTTCATTCCTGGCAAAAGATAATCGCGCGATGTCTGAATTACTTGCGGGATATAATCGAATCCTAACCATCGGATGATTTCTTTCATCCATTGAAATTTGATGCCTGACTTGACTATGAATAGATATGGCGCGGCTTCAGGATGATACTTAATCCATGCTAATGTTTGGACCGTTTTTCCCAAGCCCATCTCATCGAATATTCCTGCTCGTCCATTAGAACGCTCGATAAAGCGCGCGCCTTCTATCTGAAATGGAAATAACTTTTTCGCGTCGCACTTTATGCATACGGTCTTATTCCATTCGTGCTTGCATTTCGGATCGCCATCAGCAGTCATAGTCTCGAATGGCGATGATGATTCTATAGTGCGAGCGATAGTATGCAAACATTTAAGAAAGATTATCTTCTTTGTGCCAATTTCTACTGAACTGATTTCTTCTGCTACTTTGCCGCATTCTGGGCATTTACTTTGCAATCGTGTGATGCGCGTGGATTCAGCTTCCATTAATATCATTTTTCTGAACTATGTAAGCGACAGATTCCGGGAGTCACAGAACAAGTACACTCTATTTTCATCAATTGCAATCCACTCAGAATGCGCGACTTAGCTTCTTCTATTGTAATGCCTAATTTAGCAGCATATGATGCATATGCTTTGTCTGACGCGGATAATCTCTGCTTGGGAACGGATGGAGCAATGACTACAGATGGTTTATAGCTGATATCGTATGCTCGAAATTTAGCTCTTTCTTCTTCTCTTAATTGCGGTACTAGATGATTAAGATATCTTTGGTCCGTTACCATGTCAGTTTTTAGTTCTACTTCTATTTCCTTTAGTTGAAACAGATTATGCTTAAACTTATTTAGTCTTGATTCGACTAATTGCGCTATGACTAGATTCTTGTCTGTTATTGATTCGTCGGAATTAACTTGTGATTCTATCTCTACTATCGACGTAACTTCGGTCACATGGAACAAGCGCGCATTAGCTGGAATTTCCTTGTCTAACTTGTTAGTTAGTTCTGCTATGCGGGTTTCGCTTGCTGATGGTTGCGTGACAGATTCGCTGGCGGGTATTGATTGCTCTTTATCATAGCAAGCCGCGCACAATAGCATCGAACCATTAGGCGGAGGGAACAATTCAAGACCAGAACCCTGATAACTACATGCCTCACAAGTAGCTAACTCAGTATGGTCTATGAATACGCGCTTGCATGACGCGCATAGAGTATCGTTTAATGGCGATGGAACGAATGGATGCATTATCTTCTCTCTTTATCCTTTTCCATCTTAACTAGAACTATTGCTAATCTAAATGTATGTTCGTCAGATGCTTTCGTCTCGCGATAAATTCGATGAATTAGCTTATGGCAAGGAACACAAACAACAACTACATTTTCATCTGAGTATTCCCCACCCGGACGAATACGATGCCTATGTAGTTTGCATTCTGTTTTGCCACACATTTCGCAGCTAATCTGTTGACTTTTCGTTTCATGGTAATGCTTTAGTTTTGTCTGTCCTGCTAGTTCCTGATTGTGTTCGCGAGTAATGAAGCGCGCGAGTGTTTCGGCTTGTGTCGCGTAGTTTTTGCGGTTTCTGCCCATGTTTAGCTTTTAGGATGCAATCGGTAATGATTCTTCAGGAAGTCAACCACGATAATACCTTGTGGTTCATATCCTTTTGTGTGAAGCCAAGAAGCGCGCAAGAGATAGAGTTTACCTTTACAACTACCACAAACTTCTATTCTAACTTGTCCCATGAACCGATATGGGCGGATAACGTGTAATCCTTTGCATGTTTCGCAAATAGTTTTTGGAATAGGCGATTCGGGGCGGACAGGAACGGGCGTGTTGCGGTCTTCACTCCGGACAGGTGAGGAATGGTCGGCAGCAGACAGCGACTCGTAGGCTGACCGTAAAGCCTTCTCTCGCTTGACCTTAGCGGCTGCCTTGGCTTCGAGGTGCTTGCGGACATGGTGCCCTATCCCCACCCCTAGAGAGTAGCATACTTTCGGACGGTTGTCAAATCCAAGTTTTTGGATTGGCTTGATAGTTTTGGTAGTAGTAGAAGTTAAGTTTAAAAAAAAAAAAAAAAAAAAAAAAAAAACTAAACCTCTTTCTAACAAAACCCCCAAAACCACCAAACCCCTCGGTTGGTCGGGTGACCCCCTGGGAGAGAGGGAGTCGATTAAGTTGTTGACTTGAAAGGGGTTAGGTCGAGTTTCGGACTCCGCTGGCAAGACCGTAGCTAGGCCGTAACTCGGCCGAATCTGTCCTATTGACTTCGATTTTCCAGAAACTATTAGCCAAACGACCCACTTGACAAGTCAACCGACCTATGATACACTTCTTTTAGTGGCAATCAAGTCACTTCGAAAGTGAGGACAGCATGAAGACAGAGACATTCAAGGGCACCGTTGAATCGGCTTATGGCAAGGTTTTGCCTTCGGTTGTGAACTTCAGTGGCGAATTTCAGGCAGTCGAAAAGGTCGACGAAATCCCAGACGACGAAAAACTTGGACCGGCGGATATTCTGCAAGTCGTAAACGCAAAGCGCAAAGCGGCAGCGCGCGCAAAGGCCACAACTGAGGCTCTGCAAGCGGCCGGAATCGAGAAGCCGGATACTAGTTCTGCTGATTACATTCTCGATAGTATGGCTAAGAGTTTGGTCAAAATGCACGGTATTGCTTACGCGGATGCTTACAAGTTGGTTAAGGCTCAGAGTGACGCAGCTGCTTCGTTGAAGGGATAATATCAGAAGTTAGAGCGCGCGGTTAGACAAGAAAAAGGCCGGTTCTGGAGAATTTAACCCAGACCGGCCTTTTGATATTTTAGTGCGCGACTGAGAATGCTAAATCGCTACGAAATGCGCGCACTAATTCTACTCGATTCTCATTCTGTCTCGTTTCGCGAGTCTTACATGGCTCGAACGAATGACCGGCTAGGAATACACGACGCGCGCCACAATACTGGCAATGCTCTCGCGTGGCATCTTGGGTAGCATCACAGATGGGACATTCAATGATTTTCATTAGTCCCCCATAATACTAATTACATAGTTAGTGGAATCAGGAACTAAAACTGTGGGATAGCATCTGACATCGTTTACTTTGTAAAGACTAATTTTCGTCGGGCAATCTTCGTTACCTTCCAAAATTGCTGCTTCAAATAGAGGTAAATCTAATCCTTTCAAATGTGTCTCTCTCAGCCACTGCAAATCTTCCTTGGAACTGATAAATGTTTCTTTCATTGCTGCACCTCGCATTCGCGCTTGATTGCGCTGGAAGTATTCTCTGATATCGGACAAAGCATGTCAGGGGCATTCAGTGAGTTTCATAATACCTCTGAATGAACAATGAACGAGAAATCGTCAGTCTCATTAATAGCAAGAAACTTAATGACAGCTTCCCATTTGGTAAACGATGCAGAACGCCAGCCGAATCCATCGTTAGTCCATTTAATGACTACGTGATATCCACTAAATGTATTCTTCGATGGTTCAACTATGAATCGTATCTGTTTCATAATTACTCCGGTTGATGCGTGAAGACAGGAATCATCTTCACTTGGTATGCGGGATGCAATCTGCAAAATGCCTGCGCGGTCAGAAATGTCGTAAATGCGCAATGCACGTATCCTGCATCCGTCTGAACAATCCAAATATGCGTCATGCGTGTCTCCTGTGAAAGCTGCGTTTCACTGAGCATATCATTGAGAAATGCAATGTCAATAGTAAATACATAAAATGTTTATAAAAAATATATTAAATGATTATAAACCGGTCATTACTCTGACCCCCCTACCATGCATCCAGGAAGGTACCATCAGAGCGAATCCAAGGGCGAATATTGACCGATCTCTATTTGCAAATCTAGATGTGTGAATATATTTAAGGTACCATATAATAGGTTCTACATAGTATAGTTAATATTAGTTGTTGAACCAAGTGTTCATCTTCCATCGATTTTACTTGACATTTTGAAGCAAAGCGAGTAGGATAGCTCAGTTGGGCGGGAGCCTCTTCGCTGAACATCACTAAACGGGATTTAATATACAAGATAGTTATATAACTAGGTGCAGATCATGCCATTAGGTATAGTTAATGATTCTGACTTCAATCGCGAGTTAGTTAAGTTAGGTATTATTAATGATGAACCGAACGGACAAGTCATTGATATAGTGCGCGGTCGCGGCGCTGCGCGCGAAATTCCTGTTAGCATCAGAGAAATCATAGCCGAAGAAGCGATTAATAAAGCTGGTACGGGATCAGAAATAGCACGCACATTCGGAGTAAGTCCTTCCTCAGTAAGCGCATATAAGCATGGCGCGACTAGCACCGCAAGTTATAACTCGCCCGATAATGACCTGCAAGATCATACTAATCGCATAAAAGAAAAGATAACTGGTAGAGCGCGATCACGACTAATGATGGCGCTCAAAGAAATTACACCAGATAAACTCGTAAGTGCTAAAGTGCGCGATCTGGCAGGCATAGCTAAAGATATGTCGGCTGTTGTAAAGAATATGGAACCAAATGGTCCATTGATTGATAACAGTACTAAAGTTGTGGTTTATCGGCCCCATATGCGCGAGGAAAGTGAATTCGAAGTTATTACTGTGAATGAATAATTTATGTTTACTTTTAATCCCCCATATGAAATAAAGCAATTATCAATTGAAGAATTTTTGGTAGGTATGTCTTCTTTAGGCACACCACAAGAAATTCAAATGGTAGGTTCATTTGCAAAAGCAGATGATGAATCAGTTAGAACAGCACATAGAGATGTGGATCTTCCATTACATCGTGATGGAATTTATACTAAAGCTATTGCTGATATGCAATAGGGTAAGTATGTGGAACGACCAAACGTAGACATAATTGGCATGTATTGTGTTCACTATGATCAACCTTGTTTTACTACTGTAAGTAGAGATGGACAAAATATTGATTTTAAAGTTGATCTTAAAGCTGGTGAAGCACTAATTATGGATAATTGTTGGTGGCATGGACGACATGGACCTATTGGTAAACGATTATTGATTCATTTTTGGGTAACTAAATCAGCAACTCCGATTCTATAGTATGCGCGCTTACTACGGCACGAAGTGCCGCGTACAGTTTGAACTACGAGTCAGGAATCGTAGATTCCCGCACGAGATTTACGACGGATCGCGCAGAGTCATTAGCAAGAAATGAACCCACAAACGAACGAATCATTATACTTCTGGTCATTATATCGACCTGATAAGACACCAGAATATCTTGAATCAGCTAATAAATCATACCGCGATAATCTAATCGATATTCTTTATCGCTATCGACCCTTTGATTCAATTCTCGAAATTGGATGTCATTGTGGGCCTAATTATGATCGACTTGCTTCAGCATTTGACCAAAGCATCGATTATACAGGATTAGATATTAATAAAGAAGTACTAGATGATTTCGCTACTCGTGCCAAGGGAATCAAATTAATTAACGTATCTATATTCGACATCGTCAATCCATCACCATCTTTCGATTTAGTATTCACATCTTCAGTTCTTTCACTATTCGCGCCAGACGATGTTGAGCGCGCGCTTGACACAATGATTAATCTTAGCTCGCGATTAGTAGTGATTCAAGAACCGAATAGCGAAAGACATAATGAAATCTTTCATCAATGGAATCATCCTTATCTCAAATTGCTAAGTCAGTACAAATCATTCGAATGGTCAGAAATAAATAATATCATAGTTGGTATTCATTACGAATGACATTTGGGCGTAGCATGGAATGGAAACCGTCTATAATTATTCATAAAGATAAGATTAAGATCGAACCTTTAACACAAGTCGAGAAAGAGATTCTAGAAAAAGCAAGAGCTGCAATAGCTAATCATGTTTTAGTTAAAAGTGCAGAAGAAGAAATCGATCGAATTCAATTGTTAATGTTGCGGGATTACCTAATTAAAAATCATGTCTAAGAATGGTAAAGTTATGCGTCAACCCCTATATGATATTGATAAGAATGCACGTAAAATGAATTTAGAATCTCTTGATGATACTCATTATTTGGCTAAGCAAGAACCAAAGCAATACACAGACATAGAAAAATTAAAAGTAGAGAATCACAGATTAAAGAAAATCATAGCACAGCAGAATGCACAAATCATTCAGCTTAGTCAGAAGTTAGAGAATATCGATTTATATAATGAACAGCAACGATTACTTACTGATTTAGGTTTGTCGAGTCCTGAAGAACTTAATCAGATTCGCTGAAGCGCGCGCCATATATCCTGTTTTGTAAGCAAAGCAAATAAAATGAATTCATTACAATTAGGACAACCAAGTAATTCAATCGATGCAGCAGCAATAGGTGTTCAGAATGGAACTGCATTCGCAATGCCTGCTGCTGCTTCATCGCTTACTTGGCAAGTAGTATTAGGCACTGCTCCTGTATCATTGACTGTATTACTACAAACAAGTAATGATAATAGCACTTGGAATACAACTGATACCAGTACAGCTACTACGGGTGAAATTCGAACGGTTAGCAGTTCAGCATTATTCGTGCGGGCAAGGGTTAGCGCAAATAGTGGTGGATCAACAGTTAGTGTAATTCTTGTTGCCAAACGAATTACAACTGGAGCATCGCTTCTTACATCATTAACAGATACTAATATTAGTTCTCCTAGTGACAATCAAGTTCTGACGTACAGTGCCGCGCAATCTAAATGGATTAATCAATCATTTAGTATTGATGGTCTAATTGTAGGTTCTACTCCTATTACTGGTGGTGCTACCACTCAAGTATTATTTAATGATGCGGGGGTGCTGGGGTGTGATGCGGGATTTGTCTACGACAAGACCGCAGATGTGGCAAGTTTTGGCGTCAACTACGCTGATATCGCCTCAACACAAAATCCGGGGATACGTGCGGGGTCAAATGTGGCTGGGCAAGGCGCGGCGATCTATCTGGGGTCTGATGACGCCAACACTGGTGCGCCAATCCTCTTTTTCTATTCGTCCAATGGCACTACGGCGGCTCCTACTGCAAGCACCGCTGGAAATCTGTTGGGGCTGATTACCGTAAAAGGTCGCACCAGCAATACTTTCGTGCAATCCTCCGCGTTGTCGTTCAGCGTATCAAGTGTCGTTGGCTCGGACATCTACGGCCAAATGGATGTACAAATCAGCGATGCCGCAGGCACGACGACGAGTTATCTCACAGCCAACGGCACAACGGGCACCGTGATCGCGGGTGTGCCTATTGTCCTTGGGAATGGATTAGCTCTCAAGACCGACACCACGACGGCGCATACAGCAGTTATTCAAGCATATGATGTAGATGGTGCAGCCTATTCAACATTTGCCACATTAACAAATGGTAATACTCCTGATTTCTCAATTATTCCTCCTTCTGGTGGAACAATTACTTTGCAGGCAACTACATACAAATCATCTGATGGTTCATCTGGTATTGCAGCATCAATAACTACTGGTGATTTGGTAGGTAAAACAGCGGTATTTAAGGATGGATTACTTGTTAGTTATGGTGCTTAATTTTATGCGTTGCTTTGTTTGCATCGTAATTCTTTTGTTGCTTTACGCGGTTAAAGCGAGCGCGCAATCATTAGTCAATGGACTAGTAGAAATTTCTAATCAGGGCGCGCCATCACCATTTACTTCTAATTCATTTACTATAACTCCAGCATCATGTAATCAGAATCCGGTATCTGCAGCAACATACAATCCTACAAGATTGCAATTCGATGATGTTACTAACGTCGGTAAAGTATGCATCTTTGATCAGGGTCCATTCCTTTTAGCATTGCCAGTTATACCAGGTAATTATACTTTAACAGTAACAGTAACAGATGATAGAGGATTAACTTCTCCCAGGAGCGCAGCGAGTAACCCTTTCGGACGCGCGCTTCCACCAATTGCACGTACGGGAGTCAGAGTTATCCCATAGGTTCTATTCAAGTATTACAAGTGCGAAATTCTCAGAAAGCACAAACAGAACAATTAATGCAAATGAATGGATGGTTTGAATTGTCAGCAATTTGGCGGCCTCCGAATTATGTATTAACTTTTAGATGTGGTATTTAATGATTAAGATGTTATTGGTTTTGTTTCTGATTCTATGCGCAAGCGAAGCGCGCGCGCAATCAAATGATGGCAAGCTAACTCATATCGCGATTGGTAGTTATATAGCAGCATCTGGTGCAGATTTGAGCACTACAATGTATGTTACAGGCGCGCGCTTAGGTCACGAAATTAATCCCGTATTCGCGCCATTCATAGATAAACCATTCGCGGCAGGAACATTTAAGATGGGGTTAGCTGCTGTAACTTCATATGCATTGCTAAGAATGCATGAGACTCATCCTAAATTAGCATTCTGGTTAAGTGTTGCCGGTTCAGTTACTTTAAATTCAATTGCAATTCATAATGGTAAACTTATCTAATGGCTAATATAACTTATCGAGTTCGTTTATCGGACAATCCACTATTGCCAGTCGCGCAGGATTTTACTTTTGAAATTTTGAGTTCGAGTGGTGGAGGTGGCAATGGTGGTAGTAATCCTCCACCAGCAGGACAGGATATGATTGATATGTCAACAGTGACAGTCAATTCATCTCCTACCGATATTGCTTCATGGCCTATTACTTTAGCGATTAAACAAATAACTATGCGCCCTTCTAACGGCGCACTTCCGGGGTTATCATTCCAATTTGACCGGACAGTACCAGATAATTGGAAATTCATGACCCAACCCCCACCATCATCCGATAACTTTCAATATACAGTATGGGCATTAGCATATTACAACGGTCATATTAGTGGCGCGGCCTTCATTCAAATGTGGCAAGGACGAATTAATACGGGCGCGCCCATTCTAACAGATTTTCATACTAATTGGGCTTACTCGTCGCGATGGGGCGATCTTAATCTCTACTTGCCTAAAATCGGTGATGCTATGGGATTCCTTGTATCCGCAGGTAATGGTAGAGATCAATCTGGCGTTACATCGGTTAGAGAACGAAGTAATGTGGTAGTTGTTACTTTGCCTGCTGGTGATAGCGGAAATTTTAGCTACTGATATGAAATGGTGGAATGATGTTCAATCGGTTCTTTTAGTTATAGCTGCAGTAGGAGCATTTGGTAAATTAATTATTGATGCTATTTATGGGGGAAGGAAATTAAATCAGATTGAACAGAGTCAAAATCGAATTGAATCAAAGCAGATGGATAATCAATCAGTTAATACAGTTAAGTTAGATAATATACATGAAGCTACTAATGGCGGATTAGCTGCATTGAGAAAAGAATTAGAGAGTGCGCGCTTAGAAATCTCAGAATTGAAAAAGCACATCGCGTTAGGAATTCTTCTCGTCGCATTTTCGACAAATGTAAGCGCGCAATCGACTAAGTTAGATCCCGACCTAGCATGGCATAATAATCAGCGAGCAGCAGATGTTATATCCTATCTTACTGTTTCTGCTAGCTTGGGTATCGATTTGTATAATTCTCTTAATCATAGCGAGAAAAAACGAGCACTAATTCGAATGGGAATTAAAGATGGATCAATTATCGGCATTTCAGAATTGGTCAAGAAAATTGTACACAGAACGCGACCTGATGAAAGCGATAATAAATCATTCTACAGCGAACATACAGCACTATCATTCTCTTGTTCAGGAAAATGTCTTTATTTCGGTTTTAGCACGGCATATCTTCGAACAGCGGCTAATAAGCACTACCTTACGGATGTATTAGTAGGTGGCTTGGTTGGTGCGGGAATTAATGCTGCTAGTGACAAATGGATCCAATAACTGCGGCATTGAATCTAGGCAGCAAAATTATCGATCTGATGATACTTTCGATTCAAAGTCAACCACCCGAAGTGCGCGCTGAATATGCTAAGATGCAATTAGAAGATATGAAGAAGTGGCGTGAATTCTTTACTGGATTGGGGATAAAATGATTGCTTTAGTTTTGACGTTGGCGATTATTGGATTCATCGTTTACTTAATCATAACTTATATTCCAATGCCACAGATATTCAAAACTGGAATATTGGTTGTGATTGCTATCTGTGTAATTCTTTATCTTTTGCAGGTATTTGGAGTTGGTGATATTCCAATTCCGAGGGCGAGATGAAATTCAAATTCGAAATTAATTCACTCGAAGAATTCATTAAATTTTGTGTGTTTATTCGTCAGCTAAGTGATGAGGAGGTAGGAAAGCAAATTGCTAGTCTGGAAGAAGGTCGTCAAATTCTTGAAAATGCTGTTAATAATGCTAAGGAGAAAAAAGATGTCAAGTGAAACCGATGCTCTTGCTGCTGAAGTTACTAAAGTTCGAGGAACTATCGCATCTGCTGTTGCTGTAATTAATGGAATTACAGCTAAGATTCAGGCCGCGGTTGACGCTGCATTGGCAGATTCTAATGCTACTGCTGCTAGTGTCGCGGCTGCTGTTACTGCATCTGTTAATGAGATTGATGCAGCTAATAATGAATTGGCTACTGCGGTGGCTGCTAATTCATAATTTATGATTGAATGGAGTGGAACTAATAATTTCACTCCATCAAACTAAAAAATGGAATGGAGACCTATTAGTAAGGCGCAGGAAAGATTTCTGGCATTACCAGACACTTTAAGAGAAGCTATGTTCGGTGGTAGTGCTGGCCCAGGTAAGTCAGAATGTTTAATGATGCTTCCTATTGTACGTGAATTCATACGATATCCAAGATTTAAAGCACTCTTTACTCGAAGAACATATGGTGAACTAAAAGCAGAAATTATTCCCCGTAGTAGGGAATTATATCGCGCGTTCGGTGGAGAATTTAATAAAGCAGATTTACTTTGGGAATTTACTAAAGCCAGCGGAATGAATCATAGTAAATCTCCCCAAGGTGCAGGTGCGTTAATATTTTTCGGTCATATTGAGCACGAAGATTCCGTGCATAAATATGACTCAATGGAAATCAATTTATTTTTGCCCGATGAAATACAAACACTGACGGAGTGGATGTACATTTATATTGGTTTTTCTCGTGTTAGATCATCATCTCCTGATTTACCCGCATTAATCCGTGGTGCCGGTATGCCTGGTGATATTGGTCATTCATGGGTAAAGAAAAGATTCATTGATCCCGCGCCTCGTGGTAGCAAGATTATCCATGGAAAAGCGGGAAATAAACGAATTTTTATATTTTCAACCCTTGCTGATAATCCTAAAGTTAATCAAGAATATGCAACGGGATTGGAAGTTCTTCCTGAAGCCGAAAAAAGAGCTAAAAAATATGGGGATTGGTCGGCTTACGAAGGCCAGGTGTTTGAAGAATTTAGAGACAGACATTACGCGGATGAGATTGGAGAATATCCCAATGCAATCCATGTAATTCCAAAATTCGATATTCCTGATTGGTGGCCTAAGATCTATGTAATTGATTGGGGATTCCATGCTATGACTTGGGTTGGTTGTGGTGCAATATCGCCAACTAAACGAGTCTATATTTATAGAGAAATGGCATGGAAGAAAACCAAGATAGAAGATTGGGCACCATATGTTAAAGAATTAGTAGAAAGAGAAAATCCACGCGCGATTAAAGTATGTAAATCTGCTGGACAGGATCGCGGTCAAGAACATACTATTCAACAGCAAATTGATGATGCGTTGGGCCGAAGCGTAGAATTAACTAATAATTCTCCTGGTTCGCGCGTTGCGGGTAAGATTCTTCTTCATGAATATCTTAGATGGAAACCAAAGTATGTTCCTGTTCATGAGCAGGAGATATACGATGAAGAAGTTGCGATGTGGAATCTTAGGAATTACGGCGAGACTGGTTATCGAAATTATCTGATGAAGTTTCAAAAATCAGTGGAAGAAGATAATTTACCGAGACTTCAAATATTCGAAGAATGTCAGCTTCTAATTAATGCTATCAAAGCCTGCACATATGAGAAATCAGGTGCAGACGGAGTGAAAAAAGAAGATGTTGCAGAATTTGATGGCGATGATCCTTATGATGGTATTCGTTACATGTTGGATGAATGTGACAGATACTTTAACGAAAGCACAAGTGAATTCGAAAAACTACAAGCGCACGAAAAGATAATTAAAGAATTCGAAGCGAATCAAGATTATAATTTCTTGTTTAGAAAAGCGCAAGCATTAGAAGCTCTTGATCGAGCGCGCGTTCGACCAATCGCAAGATATAAGCATAGGTCAAATTATGCTTAAAAAGTTTTGGAATTGGTTATGGGTAGATAATGATCGATGCATGAATTGCGAATTCCTGCGCGATCTACTTGAACAAGAAAGACGGAATAATAAATCATTACTCGATTCTTTGCTCGCGATTAATCAGCCGTCTGAACCGCGCACGGAAGTTGAGCAAAAAGAATTTAAGCCGATTACTAGTCATGTTCCATTTCGAGTTAGGCAGCAAATGTTAGAGCAAGAGGATAGAGTTAAGGCTGCAATTCTTAAAGATAAAGCTGAAGAAAATCTAACAGAAGAATTAGAAAGTAAATTGGGGATTGAAAATGCCAGCTAAATCAGCTAAGCAACTTAACTTTATGCGCGCTATGGCCAGTGGTGCAAAAAGTTATAACGGAGCAGGACCAAGTAAAGAAGTAGCAGAGGAATTTGTTAAGAAGACTCCAAAAGAAAAAAGAATGAAATGGAGTAAGAAATGAATGATTTTTTGGGTGGTGGTCAGAATAATTTTGGGGGCGGATTTGGTGGTGGTGGATCGAATATGTGGAATGATGGTGGTAGAGGCGGCTCAATGTATCCCGGCGCAAATGAAACCACAATGCCAATAGGACCACGACCTAATATTGGCTCAATGTATCCGGGTAGACCCTCACCAACATATCCCGGAATGGGACCAAGTAATCCCGGATTAGGAAATGCAGGACAAATTCCACAACCAAGATTGAATTTTCCTCCAGGTGGAATGCAACAGCAACCAAAATTCCCGGGGATGCCACCAAGTAATCCTATTGGTCCTAATATGCCTCGTGATTCTGGTTTTAGTCCCGGTATTCAACCCGGTATGGGAAATCAATTTTTGCCACCTCCAATGGCAATGAGTTCAGGAAGTGGAAATTTTTCTGGTCCAAATGTGCAATTACAAGGTGGAGCAGGACCACAAATGATGATACCGCCACCACAAAATCAGATGCCACCAAATCAGATGGGACCAAGTAATCCTATGATGCAACAGTTACTTAATGGTCCTGGTAATGGTATAGGATCGGGATTCATGGCTCCCGGAATGCAATTAGGTGGTGGATTTACTAACACAGATACAGGACAGCAATCTCCAATTGGATCAGGTCCATCATTTGCTAGTCAAATTCAAAATCCGTCCCGAATTAGGTATTAATCATGGCCGGAATGGGACCATCAGTTAAATCATTGCAATATCAGAAACTCAAAAAACTACCAAAATTAAGATTGCCTAAATTGAAGTTGACTGTGAAGAAAAAATGAAAGTTGATGATCGAACTCAACGTCTACTAAAAGAGCTATGCGATTACTATGAAGCTGAAGATAAATTTGTGCGCGATCGGCAGATTAGGCAGTGGAAGCGACTGAAATATTACTGGCAGGGATTTCAGCGTCTGTGGTATAGCGAAGTCGCACATGATTGGCGCGTTTTTGATAGAACTCAGGAAAGCGGAAGCGCGCAGGATAATGCATATTATGATAAACCAATTAATGTTTTCCGCGCCTATTTGGAATCAATTATTGCTGCACTGTCAGTTACAACTCCCGGAATTAAATGCTTCCCTGATGATGCCGATAATAGTCTCGACCTTGCCACTGCTAAAGCAGGAGACAAAATCTCCGAACTCATATCCCGTCATAACAATGTCACACTCTTGTGGCTTCACGCACTCTACATATATTGCACCGAAGGATTAATAGCCTGCTACAGCTATCCCAAAGAAGATGAATCCTACGGAACAGTAGAAATTCCAAAAGAAGAAGATCAGGAAGAAGATCAAACTTATAAAGTATGCCCACTATGCAATGCAGAGCAACCAGATATTGAATTATCAGGAATGGAACAAGATGAATTCATGCCTGATGATAGTGATGTTCTCGCGCACGATCTAATTAATTCTGGTGAGTATGTCTGTCCTGAGTGCCTTCAGCAAATTGATCCTGAATACCGTACGCGCCGTATAATCGTAACACGTATAATTGGAACTACAAAACAACCAAAAACTCGTATCTGCATGGAAGTTTATGGTGGTTTGTATGTAAAGGTTCCAAATTATGCGATGAAACAAAGTGATATTCCATATTTGATTTTCAGTTATGATACTCACTACACAAATGCAATTCAACGGTATGAACATCTTGTCGAGAAGTATGTTGGGCAAAATAGAATATCTCCTGGTGGAAGTACTGGAAGTACAGATCCTTATGAACAGTGGGGCAGGTTATCCACTCAATATAGAGGTGATTATCCGCGCGATACAGTAACAATACGTAATAATTGGCTTAGGCCAAGTTCGTTCAATCTGATAAATGATAAAGATGACCGCGCGCATCTGAAAAAGAAATTTCCCGATGGCGCGAAAGTAATCCTTGTTAATGACGATTTTGCAGATTGCGAGAATGAATCATTAGATGATTGTTGGACCTTAACTCAGAATCCGTTATCTGATTACCTGCATCATGATCCTCTTGGTTCACTTCTGATTTCGGTGCAAGATATTACGAATGATTTGGTATCACTAATCGAACAAACCATTGAGCATGGAATACCACAGACATTCGCTGATCCCGGAGTAGTTAATTTTAATGAATACAGTCAGACAGAAGTAGCACCGGGTGCGATTTATCCCGCTACTCCTAAAGGTGGTAAAGCATTAGGTGATGCATTTTTCCAAGTTAAGACTGCTTCATTGAGTGGCGAAGTATTACCATTTGGTGAAAAGGTTCAAGAATTAGGTCAATTAGTTACGGGCGCGCTTCCATCATTATTCGGTGGTGCTGCGCCTAATTCATCTAAAACTGCTGCTCAGTACGCGATGAGTAGGGCGCAAGCATTACAGAGATTACAAACTCCGTGGAAAATGCTATGCATCTGGTGGAAAGAGATATTTGGTAAAGTTATCCCGATGTTCATCAAAGAAGTTATTGATGATGAGCGTTACGTATCGCAAGATAAATCGGGTAACTTTGTAAATGTTTTCGTGCGCAAAGCGGAATTAATGGGTAAAATTGGTTCTGTCGAATTAGAAGCTAGCGATCAATTACCTGCAACATGGCAACAGAAAAAAGATGTGATTATGCAGCTAATGCAGGCTGGTAATCCTCTTGTAATGGAAGCACTATCTGATCCTAGAAATCTAGATTTGCTAAAAGAAGCTATCGGTCTGACAGATTTCGAAATTCCTGGTAATGATGATCGCACGAAACAATATGAGGAAATTCAACAGCTATTAGCATCTGCGCCAATACCAGGACAGGATGGTCAGCCATCGCCATCAGTAGATATTGACCCGATGATCGATAATAATGGAATACATGCGGATATTTGTAAGAATTGGGCAATATCTGATGCCGGTCGGCTAGCGCGCGTCGAGAATGAAAGTGGTTATCAAAATGTTCTGTTACATATGGAACGTCATGTAAAGATAATGCAAGCTCAGATGCAGATGAATGCTGCTAATGCTGCATCTGGCGCGCAATCGGGTCAAGGTCCACAGCAAGTAAAAGGAAATGATAGAACTGGACCACAAAATCAACCAATTGCAGCACCAATGAAAAGAAGCGGAAATGAGCAATCAAGAGTCAACTGAACCGCTAGATCAAACAGGAATGCTAGAAATCCTCAATAAAGAGGACGATGCTGTTGATCTGCTTAAGTCGGATGAGAAATCTGATGAAATTGCTGACAAAAAAGCAGATAAAGAAGAACTTGTCGCAAAAGAAGAATCAGATGAAGAATCTGATAAAACAGATGATGAAGAAGAATTAGAGATAGAAGAACCAACAGAAATCGATGAATTAATTACTCCAGTTAGAAAGAAAGAAATTCTAGCTGCTTACCCGGATTTATTTAAGAAATTTCCTTATCTTGAAAAAGCATATTATCGAGAACAGCAGTATGCAGAGGTATTTCCGACTGTAGAAGATGCTAAAGAAGCAGTCGAAAGAGCACAGACTTTACAAAGATTCGAGCAAGAACTATTCAAAGGCAGCACAGAATCTGTATTACAAGCAGTAAAAGATACGGATCAGAAAGCTTATGGAAGAATTGTAGATAATTATCTTCCTGCATTACTAAAAGTTGATCAAGGTGCATATTATCATGTAGTTGGTAACGTAATTAGGCAAGCAGCTAATGGAATGCTGCAAGAAGCAGCTACTATTGGCAATGAAAATTCAAAAGAAGCATTGCAGAATGCTGCTCTTGTTCTGAATCAATTTATTTTTGGCAATTCTCAAGTTAATGCTCCATCGCGATTCTCTAAAGAGGCCGAATCACCCGAAAGTGATAGCCTAAAGAAAGAAAGAGAACAATTTGCTAGGGAAAGATTAGATAACGCAGTTGAATCGATTAGCACGCGAGTAGAGAATGCACTCAAAAGCACAATCAGCATAAATATGGACCCGAAGAACCATATGACTGATTATGTGAAGAAAACAGCTACTAATGAAGCATTAGGTCTAGTCAAATCATTAATCGATAAAGATACTCGATTTCGCGCGCACTATGACGGGCTTTGGAGAAAAGCGGCTGAGACAAATTATAATCGACAGGCGATGGATAATATTCGTTCGGCATACTTGAATAAAGCTAAGTCACTATTACGCGATGTAATTCAGCGCACAAGAAATGAGGCTTTGCGCGGCCTATCAGTTACAAAGCGTAAAGATAGTGATGAACAGCGAGATAAAAAAGGACCAGTTCCGCCTGGTAGAAGTAGTAGCGGACAAAGTGGATCGAAAGATAAGGCAGCAGTTCCAAAGGGCATGAGTTATCAAGACTTTCTTGCGCAGGATTGATTATGTCTACATCAGTTAAAGAAATTGCGTGGGTAGCAGGAATCCTAGAGGGTGAAGGACATTTTGGATTTACTAATGTAGGAAAAAGAAGTCCAATGATCACCCTACAAATGACTGATTTGGATGTAGTTGAACGTGTTAGGTCATTGGTAGATAAGTCACAATCTATTAAAATAGGTAAAGATAAGAGAAAAGAGACCTATAAAGACATTTATAGGATAACTCTTAATGGTTCTAGAGCTATTGAATGGATGATGACTATCTATCCGTTAATGTCAGTAAGACGAAAATCTCGAATAAGAGAATGTGTTGAAACTTGGAGAAAGAACACAGCAAACTTGATGACTCAATTGCGTAATTTGGGATATTCTGATGATCAAATTACTCTCGTTAGGGGATTTAGAGCAATGGGCTTAAATGATGAACAAGTAATGGACAAATTAGCAGAGTTTGCTGATATGTTCAAAAAGTAAAAAGGATAATATTACTATGGCTGCTAGTGAAACTCAGGTCGTCGCGCTTGAATTGGAGCGCGTGATCCCTAAGCTGCAAACACTCTACGACTACGACGATCGATTCTACACCAATATTAAGAAACGTGATGTAGAAAAGATTAGCAATCGACAAATGCGCATTCCACTTGAAATTCGTCCCGGTGGATCATTTCAGTATTTCAATGCTGATGGTGGTGATCTTGGACGAGGTGGCGCGCAAACATTCGATAAGGCAGTTCTGCAAGCGGTATTCATGTCAGAGAATATTGAATACACGAAATTAACAGAATGGGCTACTGATAGCGACCGGAAAGCTATTACTAGCGCGGTTCGGCGATTTACAGCGCGCGCTTTGGATGAACTGAAACGACAAATCGATGCACAGCTAATGGGATCAGGTAATGGTGTTGTAGGAACTGTTACAACGGTTGCTACGGCGGCAGGTGTTGATACTTATACTCTGACTACTGATGGATTTGGTGCGCGCTTGGTTCGATACGGCCAGACCATTCAAGTATTTGATTCAACACTTGCAACAAATAAAGGATCAGGACTGATTACATTCTGGGATGTGGAAAATAAAACTATTTCGGTAACTCCAGCTATCGCAACTTCTACAGCAGGCGATTTGTTGGTAGTTTCTGGTATTAGTTCTCCTACATCACTTCCTGCTCTTTTTGGGGTTCCCTACCATGATTCTA